GAGTGAATATGCAAAAGAGATTAACACCTTCAATTGGTACTGCTCTTAAATATGAATTAGCATTTTCATCTTCATTTTCAACTAATATTCCTGCTGGTGGATCAATTATTGATTCAACTGAATTTGTGATGAATGGATTTAATCATAAGATGCAGGATATTGCAACAACAGATACTAATATTAGAAAAATTCAACTTTATCGTATTTCAAATAATCAAAAAATTATTACAACTGAAGATGCCGGTACAGTTGATATTAATGCAGGATTGGTTACACTTACAAGCTTTAATCCAGCTTCTGTGGTTGGAGATAATGCATATATAACTGTAACAGCCACTCCAAGCTCTAGTGATTTGGCACCAAAAAGAAATCAGTTACTACAAATTGATTTACTCCAGACCACTGTTACTCCTCAAATTGATGAGATTGCTACTGGATCGGTTATTGCAGGTATCGGTTACACAACAACACCAAATAGCGTATAATGTCACATAAAGTAACATCCATAGTACCAGAACATATTCAACTGGAACGTCCTGAACTCATGAAGTTCATTGAGGCATACTATGACTTTTTACAAGAACCAGATCAACCTGGTACATTTCTTAAGAACTTACCTGTTCATAGAAATATTGATGATACTGCTACTATCTTTTTGGAATTACTACAGAGAGAATTGGCAACACCAATTCCTGAAACAGTTGTAGCCGATAAAAGAAAACTTTATAAAAATATTACTGACATTTATTTGTCAAAGGGTGCGCAACCTTCATATGTCGCTTTGTTCAAACTTATCTTTAATGATGTAATTGAACTATACTTTCCAAGAGTAGACATTTTAATGCCATCCGATGCTAAGTGGGATACTGCAAACCAAAGATGGTTAAGTGATGATGGTAAACTTTCAGTAAAGAAATTTATTCAAGACTCACGGTTTTATCAGTCATTTTCATATGTTATTAGAACTGGACAAACCATTGACAACTGGAGAGATGTAGTTAAAAAATTATTGCATCCAGCTGGATTTGCTTTCTTTGGTGAGGTAACTATCTTTTCACAAGCCACTGGTGATAATGCAGCTAAAGTAAGGCAAGCATTTCCTGCTGACTTTAGTACACCATCTCAAGGTACACCAATTGTGCCTAATCCAGTTGTGGTTGATGTTACTATTCCAATTATTGGTGGATCACAAGTTGGTCTTTCACTTACATTTATCCTTCAACCAATTCCTCAACATGCAGTAGGACCTACGTTCTTACATGTTGAAAAATACAAATTCTTGCCAGATATTGGTCCTATGAGTAATTATGCCGATTTTACTATAGCGCAGGCAAGTGCAGGAGAAAAGATAAATATTTCTTTCGAATCGGTTATAAATATTACGTAGAACACGTATAAATAGTTTAAACTTAAAGAGGTAAGGTTATAACATGGTAGCCATCATTTCAAAACAAATTAGGGTCAATAACGCGGGCAATTTCCGTGATGATATCGGCACCAATAGTACATATTTGTATATTGGACGATCTCAACAATGGCCATCTTCAGACACCGCAATTGCTACACCAGTAGACACAGTATTTGATAAGAATAATGTTCATCAAAATATGATTGCCTTGAAAAAGGTAGCACAATCTGATGTTACACATTCTATTACTCGATATAACTGGTTGTCAGGTACGACTTATACGCCGTATGATGATCAACTATCTACATTGAGTACATCTCAATACTATGTAATCACAGACGAACTTAACATTTATAAATGTCTGGAAGCTGGAGCTGGAGCATCAACGGTTAAACCCACAGGACAAACTGTAAACGCAGCCAATAGTGCCACAGGTGATGGATACGTTTGGAAGTTTATGTACGCACTTTCTGGTACTCAGGCAACTAAGTTCCTGACAAACTCATTTATTCCAATTAATGTACTTACCTCAAATGATGGCTCACTTCAGTATCAAGTACAAACAAATGCGCAAGCAGGGTCAATTCACAGAATTAAAGTTACAGCTGGTGGATCAAATTATACATCTACACCAACAGTAACAATTACTGGTAACGGTTCAAGTGCCACGGCATCGGCTACTGTCGTAGGTGGAGCAGTTACAGAAATTACAATGAGTAATATTGGATCAGGTTATGATGAAGCTGCAGTAGCTATTACTGGTGGCGGTGGCGCAGGAGCTACAGCAAGAGCTATTATTTCTCCTCCAGGTGGTCATGGCGCAAATGCAGCAGATGAACTTGGTGGATTCTTTATTATGGCAAACGTTCAATTGGATTCGGCTGAAGGTTCAGGTGACTTCCCAATTGATAATGACTTCCGTCAACTTGGTCTACTACGTAACCCATTCAATCATGGAACAACTACAGTATCTTCTGCCTCTACACTTCAAGCTACAAGATCAATTACAACTGGAGCACCAGCTGGTGGAACATTTGCAGTTGATGAAATTATTACTGGAGGTACCTCTGGAGCTCAGGCCTATATAACATCATATGATGCTTCTGGTAATGTTATCAGATATCATCAAGATGCAACTACAGGGTTTGGAGTATTTCAATCTTCAGAAACAATAAGTAATGCTGGTTCAGTATCAGCAACTATTAGTTCTCTTGGAGATCCAGAAGTCGAAAAATTTTCGGGTGAAGTTATCTACATAGAAAATAGAAGTGCAGTAGCAAGAGCAAATTCACAGATTGAAGACATCAAACTTGTACTAGAGTTTTAAGGTAAAAAATAATGACACTCGATTTTAACATTTCCCCATATTACGACGATTTTGAGACAAATGCAAAACAACAATATTATCGCATCCTCTTTCGTCCTTCAGTTGCTCTTCAAGCTAGGGAGCTAACACAACTCCAATCAACTCTTCAAAATCAGATCAAAAGTTTTGCTGATCATACTTTTGAAGATGGTGCCATGGTTATTCCTGGTGCAACTGCTCTTGATAAAGATTATGGGTTTATTAAAGTCGGTTCAACGTTTTCATCAGCTGATGTAGAATTATATCGAGCTGAATTTCTCAATACAATAATTACTGGACAAACTACTGGTGTTACAGCAAAAGTTGTTGGTACTGTAGCAGTAACTGGATCTGATCCTATTACACTTTTTGTAAAATATACAAGCTCAGGTACAAATAAAACTACAAAGACTTTTGCACAAAATGAAGTTGTAGTATCTAATGCTTCTACACCAAGATCAGCTCAAATTGAAAACGTATCTGGCAGTGTAGGATTTGGATCAGCTGCAAATATTCAACCAGGTATCTATTATGTCAGTGGAACATTTGCTTTTGTCACAAGCCAAACACTTGTTCTTGATAAGTATACAAACACTCCATCATATAGAGTTGGTCTTACTGTAAATGCAACAATTGTTTCATCTACCACAGATTCAAACCTAAATGATAATGCGACAGGATCTCCAAACTTTGCTGCACCTGGCGCTAACAGATATAAGATAGAACTTACACTTACTAAAAAAGGTTTGACTGCTACTGATGATCAAAACTTTATTGAACTCTTAAGAGTAGAAAATGGTGTAATTGCTAATCAGATTAGATCAACAGAATATTCAGTCCTTGAAGATACCTTTGCCCGTAGAACTTATGATGAATCGGGTGATTATGCAGTACGTCCATTTGGTATTGATGTAAGAGAACACCTACAAGTTAATAACAATCGTGGTATCTATGCATCTGGTAATGGTGGTAGCGATGCTAAACTTGCAGTTGGTATTGAGCCAGGAAAAGCATATGTTCGTGGTTATGAAATTGAAACACTATCAACTACCTTCCTTGATGTAAATAAAGCAAGAGATACACAGCAAATTCAGAACTCAATTGTTGCCTTTCAAATGGGTAACTTTACACTAGTTAATACAACTACTAATTTACCTGATGTAAGTAATTATGAAAAATTAGATCTTATTAGTGCGGCCAGTACTGTAATTGGTACTGCCAGAGCAAGAGCATATGAACTTCATTCTGGTACACAAGGTACTTCTGCAGCGGTCTATAAACTATACCTCTTTGATATTCAAATGTCAGGTTCAAATCTGTTCTCGGCTGTTAATACTATTAATACAGTAGGTTCTACATCTGGTAAATTTGCATCAACCACAGTTAAAACTAGTGGTG